TAGCAACAGGAAACTGTGTATTGTTGTAGATATCTACTGGAGCTAGGGCTTTTGAGGCCTTCAATACTCCTGGGTCACTGTCAAGATCACAGCGATGTGTCTCATACAAATTGCCTTCGTAATCACCATTGTTACTCTGAATCCATTGTTTATTGCTGTTTGGTACTTTATTTGTAGACATATTACGCTGTATTATCTGTTCCTGGCTGCCAGGTGGTGGCTGTTTTCTTCAGCACCTCGCCTGTTGAAGCGTCGTCAGTGTCTTCTACGTCAGAAAGGTCAGATAGTTTAAGTGATGGCAGATCGCTGACGTTTAACTTAGCTACCACAAACCGCTTGATATTCTCGATAAACGACACATTGCGAACACTCTCCAAGTCTCGTACTTTCTTTTCTAGCTCTTGTACTCGTTGTTCTAAAGGGCTCATAGGGATGCTTCGTTAGTCCACGTAGTGCTTTCTTCACTTTCGTTTGTCCACTCGGTAGGTGCGGTTCCTTTTCCGGTAGGGTCAAACTTTGATTGAGTCGAAGCAACAAAAGAAGCTACTCCATTAGCATCAGCGCGTCCTGTTGGTGCAAATGCTGATTGGGTAGAGGCGACAAACGGGATGGTTGTTCCATCATCATATGATCCACGAATTACCGCTATAGATGAAGCGTGGTAAGTATTACTTGCAGAAAAAGTGGCCGTTCGGGCGGTTATCTCAGTAGTAGAATCATATGGAGCAGTGGCAACTCCCATAACTACCCCATCGTTACTCTGTACAACTGCTACGTCAGCTTGTTCTGTCCAGGTTGCTGAAGGTGTACTTGCATATCCAGAGACAGTCTCGGTTCCGACATCTGAGTCACTACTCGCAATAACGAAGAATAACAAAGAGTTCTCTGGTATGTCTGGAGTAAGGGCTGTTGTAAATGATGGGGAGGCGGACAATGTATTGTCACTGTCACTTTCGGAAACAGTTATTGGGCTGACTGGAACGTGCCCATCTATCCTTGCTAAATACCCAACTGCGACGTAAACAGAACTAGCAGCAATGGTAAAGGTGAAATCAGATGCGGCAACATCGCTAGAGTCTGCTTCTTTATAAAAGATAACTGTTCTAACAAGATAAGCAGAGGCTCCTGTAGTTGAGTTTGTCGCCAGTGTCCATCCTGAAGGAGTTGAGAAAGTTCTGTTGTTATCGTTAGCATCATGCATGGCCAGCGCAGCCACCAGTAAATCACCCTCAGCCAATCCTGTCGGCTTTGTAATAACTAAAGAACTAACATTTTGTCCAGTCTGAGTATTTGATGATTGTATAACTGGCGTTGCCATATAATCTAGGTTGCGTTAGCGTTTAAGGCGCACAATCCCTCTGCGTTTAATGTGAGTGAGAGAGTTCCGTTTGTTGGAATTAAGTTTGTAATATCGGTTGTAAAGACAATAGGAGAGGTTGAGTCTGTACCTGTATTGATGATGATAGCGATACCGTCTGTATCTGTCGTAATAGAGCTGTCTGAAGGGTCTGTGAAGTCGATCTCTACCCGATCATTTGTGCTGTCGTAGGCGATAGAAAGCCCTGAAATGGTAACGGTTGGTGCTCCAGAGGCTTCACTCGCTGAAATGTCACTCCAGTAACTATCATCTGGGTCTGGGGTGTAGGACTTCAAATATCGAAGTTCTGGGGTTCCTGTTGGAGCAGAGGCGACGTTAAACAGTGCCTCTAATGCGTCTAATAATCCTTGTCCATGAAATTTTGCTGCCATATTTATCTTGTTCTAAATGCGTTACTAATAAACGGTGCTTTTACTCTCGTTTTTAACCGCTTTGACTTATCTTGGTCAAGGTTAGCAAACGTCTGTTTCATTTCTCGCTTTTTATTCTCTAACTCGTTGCGCACCTGTGTTCTGCTAGGATCGTTTGTGCCGATCATAATCCTGTCAGCGGCAAAGAGAGCTACATACTCATCGTCAATATTCAATACACCAACATCTTGCGTCAGGTTGTCGGCTGAGAAACGAGGGTGGTTACGAGTGTATTCTACTCGCACAGTTAGTCCTGAGCTTGGTGTTGGATAAAAATACAAGTGATTGCTGCGTACATCGTAGACTTTTGGAGTGCCTGTGCCGCTGTACACTTTATCAAGTGACTCTGATTCGTCTTGAATATCAATCGGTTCTACGATCTCGTACTGTCCGTTTACATACACTTCTACTTGGCGAATACCGATGAGTTCTTCTAGTTCTGTAAGAGATAGTTTTCCACCAGTAGCCGTAGCGGTTACCCGTGCAATGTTTCCATGATTAGTACTGTCAGGGCTGAATCGTTTTGAGCAAAGAATACGCTGTCGAGAGTAGTCATCTACTCCAAAGTTAAGAGCACGAATGATCTTCGCGGTTGGTGCATTGGTTTGGCCGCTAATGTCTTTTACGTAGTCGATTAGAGTTTGAAGTGTATTTTGGTGCATATTGGTGTTTAGGGGCTGGGTCGGTGGCGCAGAGCGAGGAACACCACCGACTCAACCCCCAAAGGGGTTTGAGTGGTTAGACAGCCAAGATGTCGATGATCTTTGGGGCCATCTTCGTCCATACAACAGCATCATGTTGCTGTGTAGAAACTAGCTCGTAACCGTTAGTACCGCGTGTACTTGAGGTTGAAGCGAGCGGCTTCTCATCTACGTGCATACCAGTTGATGGTAGTGCGATAGTAGTTGAGTTGTATGCACCTGCAAGCATGTGCTCTTTGTGTGTGCCTACAGTAACTTCGTCACCTGTTTCAGTAACAACTAGTGAGGTGTCGAATGCTGAAATCTCCATAGTAGAAGATGTTAGCTTTCGAGCACGAACACCTGCGTCCTGTAGGATAGTTCGGTCAGCTTGTGAAAGTTCGTAGTACAAGCCAGAAGTTGTAGATGCTGTAGCAGCGTCTACGTCATCTGAGTTGTTGATGAGAGCCACAACCGCGTCGATTGTTGCTTCTTCATCTCCTGCACCTCCCTGGTCGTAATCACCTGCACCGTCTGGTGAAGCGTCACAAGTAAGGGTTACTGCACCACCACCAACGGTGATAACAATAGTGTCACCTTCATCAGTTTCATCAGCGAATGTAAGAACTACAGACTTCTGAACTCGGTTAGTAACAACTACGTCTAGACCGTTGAATGCTGATGCACCACGGATAACCCGTGTACCTCCACCTACTGTGAAGTAACCGCTAGTTAGAGCCTTGTCTGCTACGCTAAATCCAGCACCCATTGAGAATAGGTTGAAGAATCGAGCCTGCTTCGGACTCATCATTACGTATGGGTTTCCACCTCCGAAAGCATTTTGCTGCTGTAGGATTTGGTTGACCATAGATGCTACATCATCTGGGTTTGAAGATGACATAGTGATTGGAGTACCAGCTGATGCTGAACCTGCCAATACTTCGTTGTCGAGTGTAGAACCAGCGCCAAGGCGAGTGGTGTGGAATGCGTGATCGTGTACAGCTTCTCGGAGAGCTTCTGCGTGACGATCAGTTCGGTCTGCAACAAGGTCAAAACCTTCTCGTGTAAGTTCACGGTAGGTGATGACATCTGGTGCAGTTGCTTCCTGGTCGATCAAGAAACTATCCTTGTCGTAAGAGAATGATGCGTTACGACGGTAAGTTGCATTAGGGGTAGACTGTGCTGAGATGTCTGAACCGTATCGGTTGTAGATGTACTCAGTGTCTTCTGTGTTGATGTCTGACACATACTCCATTGGAAGGCTGTCGCGCAGTTCAGCTTGAACGCCGTCCATGAAAGTTTGCTTTTGTGTCAGTGATGCAAAAACGTTGGTCATAGTGTGAGATTATAATTTATGTTTACAATCTCGCTCATGAACCTACCACTTCAACATGCGCTTCTTGCGGATTTCTCGCTGTTTTTCAAGCGGTACTTCGTTCGCTCGTCCTTTTTGCATCAGTTGGGCGTACTGTTCGAGGGTCTTTTCACCTCCTACTTGGCCTGGCCGTGATGATGGTTTAGGTGTTGCGCTTGCGTTTCTGATACGGGTAAGTTCTTCTTTGACCACCATAGATTTGAGAGCCGTTTCTACGTCAACAGTGTGACCTAGTAGCTTCTTTTCTTTGATGTAATCAATAACAGTATCTTGTTCCTTCTTTGACTTAATTCCCTCAGTCTTGAGGTCTAGTCGTAGGTAGTTTTCGTCTACTTGCGACGGGTTGCCTTCTTGGCTACCTTTTTCACTACCTTTTTCGCTTTTGATACCAAGGTATTCTTCGACCGTGATGCCTGCTTTTTTGGCTTCTCGTTCGACTTGTCGCTTGATTCTAGCGTTACGTTGCTCTGGGGTTTCAGTTGGGCGTTGCTCGCTACTTTCGCTGCTCGCCTCTCCTTCATCTTCTCCAGTGCTGTCATCTTCTTCATAACTATCTGAGTTATCTTGTAACTCTTCGGTAGTAGTGTCTGCAGAATCCACTACCTCATCTTCTTGCTCTTGAAACATATCTTTGATCACTTTCCTTTACAGTGAGAGGTTTTATATTAAAACTTTTGACAATGAGATGTTAGAACTCATGTACGCCATAATTATAACACATTTTATTTCGGTGCTGCTGGTGCTTGCTTGCCTTCTTTTGGTTTTCTAGCGATTGCGTTGATTAGTTGTAGTTTTGCCTTATTCTCTTTTTCAGTAAGGTATAGAACTTTCATAATCTCACCGTACCGAGCGTTATCTAACGCAACAATGTTCTTCTTCAGCTCCTCTCCATTTTGTGTTTTTATCTCAACGAATACTTTGTGTATGAACTCCTTCATGCCAGGTTGTATGAGTTCTCTTGCTAGTTTTCGTTCTTGCTCTGTCCACTCCATTATTGTTGTATGTTAGCTGCTAAGCTTTCTTCTGCTTGTAGTTGTTCAGTCTGTAGCGGTTTATTTGATACTCCTTGTTGTGGTGTCGCTGCTTGTACTGCCTGATTAGCGTACATCGCTAGTTCTTCGTATGAGACTCCCATATGGTCAAGGACACGATCTCGGAGAGCCATACGAGCTGGGTCATTCTCACCAAAGAGCATGAGGGCATTAGAGAGTGACTCAAACAGTACTGCTTTACTGCGCTGTTCGTCTGTGGTGTGTACTATTACCTTGTCACCAGCTTTTTTGATGAACTCTGCGATGTCGGTAATGGTTCGTCGTGTACCGAAGTCTCCTTGTCTCTGTTTGATAGACTGACGGATGAGGTCTACTTGTTCTGGATTTACCGCTTCTCCTCCTAAAGTCTTTTCTACAATGTCATTAAGAGTAGCTTTCTCTAGTTGAGTACGGTTGATAATGTCAAGTTCCTGACGATTGAAGATAGAGTCGATCTTGTCTGCCTTAGCTGCTTTTTCAAGTGCTCGTTTGAGTACACGCTTGGTAATGAGGTCAGAAATAAAGAAGCCCATATCTTCACGTTCTCGTTCAAACTGTGACGTTCCTGCGATGTTCTGGAGGTATTGTGAGCGGAATGGTGTACCGGATTTGCTTTCTTCTCCAATTACTGCGTCAAATGAGCTGGTGTTCTTATCTGCTGAGTCTTGCCACTCTGAGCGGATGTTCTGATACATCGGTACTGAGTTTGGCATCATGTTGAGCTGTCCAAAAGTATTTCCTTCACCTACCTGCAAAATAGTTCCGTGTTCAATACCTTCTGCGTAAATAGAATCTACTACGTTTCCATCATCCGTGTAGAAGACAATCTTTCCACCAATGGCTACCGCACGAGCTTCTTCTGTCTTGTAGAAGTTATGCCATCGTTGGTGTTCTGCTAGTTCTTCGGGGATACCTTCACCAATCGCTCGTCCTACCAATGGGTGTCGAACGTCTAGGAAGTATGGGTACTCATCCTCTGAAATTTCTTCAGCAAAGAACACAACACCCTGATCTACTCCCTTCTCATCCTTACCAAGTGGAGCAAAGATAATACGGGCAAGGACGTATTCCATTTCATCTTCAGCTTCCCAGTCTTCATCACGTGCTTCTTTGAGCATTGCTACCGAGACTTCACCAGTAACCTCTAGTACTTCGATAAAGCGTCCTACGGTCTCTGCTTCATCATTTGCACCTCGTTTAATATCCTTGTCCTTTTTCTTCTGGAGTGCTGTTTCGATAGCAACGTCTACATTGTCCCAGCCTTGTTTCTTGAGCTGTGAAGGAGTGTAGTAGTGCTTTTCGATAATAGGAGATGAGAGAATGTCTGTCATGTCAGTGATGACGTTCTCGAACGGTACTTTATGGAACTTATCATCTACGTACTTACAAAGGAATGCTCCGTACTCAGGTCGAGTATCAGCGTATACGTTCAGGAAGCGTCCAAAGTCCATGTCTCTAAGTTCCTTTTGTAGAGCCTTAGATGCAATCATTGCAGACACTCTGGCTTCTTGTGAGCTGTCTACTGGTTCGATCTCGATGTGTTTAATATCAAAATCTGTTGACCTAGCTTCTAGACGGATGCGGTACTTTGAGATGTTGTCATACGGAAAGTCACCAATGATGTCATCGGTGGCTGCATCGTCCATGTATTTGTTACGTCTGGTAAAGTTGATCGCCCTGATTAGCTGATATTGTGAAAATTCATCACCTGACACTAATGGGATGGTTTGGCTTTCATAAAAGCTACGCTCGCTCTGTACAAATTCGTACAGTTGCATAGATGGTGTAATTATATCATGGTTTTAGCGAAGTCCAGCCTTTGGTTTAGTTCTGCGTTGTTTTGAGTAGCGTAGTCTATCGTAAAATTCCTTTACTCGTTCTCCTTCCTCTGGGTCACCTTTTTCTGTTTGTTCATACAGATCGAACCATGAGCGCATGATGTATGTGTCTCCGTAGTCTGGTGAGCGTCCGAGGTTATCTTTAATATCCTCTTTAGATACTAGTTGCAACTTAGCTTCTTTCTCTGGGTATTTTTCAACAAGTAAGGCGGTGAGGTCTTCGATAATAACATCTCGATCATCTCCATCTGCACTGGAAGTAGCGTGCTGGTTGATCTTATCAGCCACATAATAACCACACTGAGACTTTAAGTTAGCGTAGTTAGGGTTTTGTCCATCAGGGTCAAAGCGTTTACGTGACCGTATCTTTATCTGCTCTTTAGATGGTAGGGCAGAACGTGAGCCTACAAACTGTCGCATTCCCTTTAACTCTCCACCACCTAGCGCCCAACCTACACCATTATCATCATAAATAGCGTTCTTGTATGCAATCTTTTCTTCTACTAGTATCGAGCGCACTTCTTCTCGTAGTTCCTGCGGGTCGTCTGTCTTTGGTAGTTCTATACGCTTGTATGAGTGCCAACCATCGAATAGGTTAGCTACTGCCTTGTCATTCCCTCCTCTTGCTACGTCAAACACAGCGTACTTAGTGCCTGTAGTCTGTTCAGGGTTAGTGAACATATCAGACAGCGCAGTGTATGTGGTTAGTGCTGCAATGTCATCGGTGTACTCCCACACACCTTCCATAAGTCGCTGTCGGTTGATTGAGTTCTTGATAGACGCAAGCTGCTCACCATAACTCTTAGCTGTGTGAGGATTATCACTAAAGAGTGATTGGATAAATGCTTTGTCTTTTGAGAGAGTACCGTCACGCCATGGTTTATAGAACTCTTGATATACCCAGTTCTTAGCAGGGTTACACGCTCCAAAGAACTTAGGTGGTAGTTCTATCTCACCATCATCTGTTTCAAAATGATTATTACGGCCAATACGTGACTTTAGTACATCGTACGCATCAAACTCCCATTCGTTAATTTCATCCCCAAATCCACCAGTAAACTCATACGAACCAAATCGTTCATACATCGGGTCAGTTGGTTTGTATGCTACGTCTAAAAGGTGAACTTCTGAGCCGTTCTTAAACTTAATGACGTTGTATTGTCCATCGAGCTTCCAGTCTCCCTCTGGTATACCGTGGTGCTTGCACACCTTTGTCCACGTTTTGTATGTGGTGTTCATCAAGCGCTTCAGCTCATTACGAGCCATGAACCATGATGAACCAGGATAAAAGTAACAAGCGGTAAGTAGCATCTCACAGCCTACCCAGCTATTGTGGGTAAGAATAAAATCATCAGTCAAGTACAAATGACTCGGGTCAGAAACAGTAATACACTGAGCTTTTTCTACTCCATCCTTTTCAATAGAAACAATACGCCTTCCGACTTCTGATACTCCACCGTTGAATTTTGTGAGTCTATCAACTTTTCTTGGTAAAGAAACTATATTCTGTGAATCCTTAATTTGTATGTAAACAGTGTAGTAAGTACCTGTTACTCCTGTGTTACCACAAGTTTTGTGTACCTTTTTCAAGGTTGCTCGACCTCCTAAAGACCGCACCATAAACTGCACGTCTTTTGCTAGTTTATTGCTTTTACTTGTAAAAGAGATGTGCCCTCTTGAGTCTACATAACCATCTGTGTCGATAAGTCCAGACAAAAGCTCACGTCTCACTTCTTTGCTATTGTATTTATACACCTCTGGTACAAATCGCTCATCGCATTTGATTGGGAAAAGCCCGTAGTCTCTCAAGCTATTAAGAACATCATTTTTCATATAACCTTGCGAAGTCCTGGCAAGCTGGGTTATTGAGTATTGTTGGTGTCTTGTCTTCCTTATAAAAAAATTCGGTAGTTTGTCTTTTAGTCTTTGCACTATGAAGTCGTCGTCACTAGTAAAAGTGAGATGTTTAGTCAGACCAGCGTCACCAAGTAACGCACCAAGCACATAAGGATCAACAGATACTTCCTGTCTATCAAACTCAGCAACTCCCAAAGGGATGATGACTTTACTTTTCATCTTCATAATCTCCTCCGTTGTCCTTACTTTTCTTCTACCCTTTTTTGACGAAACCCAACAATCCCACAAATGTTCTCCTGTTACTCTCGTAATAGCACCATCTTGGAATGTAACTTTATATATTTGTTTTTCTCCTTGCGGATGAATATGTGTTACTTTTGTTTTTCTACCAGCAGAAAGAATTGTGTCCCCCACTTTAATATCACCCATCAGGGTGTAACCTGTTGGTGTATATATTTTAGAGTCCAGTGTCTGCGCTTTTCCACCACCAGCACCTCCACCAAAGACAATAAACTTAGTGGTGTCATCCATCCACTTCTCCCATGCTAGTTCTTGCTTTTTAGTCGGTTTGATCGTCGGAGTCATTTTTTACGAAGTTGAAACCAGCTATCTTTTCTCCGCCAGTAGTGTGGTCGATGTGTTGCTCTGCCTTACCATGTACTCTGTCCATAGTGTCTGAATAGAAGCCACGGTCACCGTTGAAACTTTTGCGTACTGCCTGCTCAACAAACTTTATTTCCCACTCCTCACCAGTTAGTCCTTCTGCCTTTGCTATCTTTTCAATAGCTTCATAGTACAGAGTCTTGAAGTTCTTGCGGCCTTTAGGTCTGCCTGGACCACCTGGGGTTAAGTTAGCGTCTTGGGGTCGTTTCGATTTTTCTTCGATTTTTTCTGCCATTGTTATTATTGTACAACATTTTTCTTTGTGCGTCAGGGTCAGACTCGAACTGCCACTGTCTTGCTGGAAGCAAGATGTGCAACCGTTACACTACTGACGCATTAATATTATTATACACCAAATGTTCGTGTTGTCCTTGTGATTTCTACTAAACGTAGATCGTGTCCTTTTTTCAAACGTCTACCAGCATCAAGTGCCTCATGTCGTGTAGCATATCGTTTTTGTATGTCTTTCCAAGAAAGGCTGATGTTGTCTTTGTATTGAATTTTGAATACTGTTTCCATATTCTTAGAGTACACCTGACTAGTCTTTTTTCAAGGTAGTTTTCCCCAAGTACATTGATGCTCCCATTTCCTCAATACGTGAATACGGCAAGATGTTAACGTTTATTTTTTCTTTGTATGTTTGGTCTATAAAGTAGACGTACCGAAGTTGAAAGCCTGTCAAAACCTTACCTCCAGTATGTTGTGCGTATTTTTTTAAGTTGTATTTACCGCCCGTAAGGTCATAGTACGATTTTCCGTCTAATTCTTGTCTTGGTTGTAGTGGTGAACTTTCAAGTGTCATTTTATGAACCACTTCTCCGCTTGGTAGTTGTACGGTATTTTGATTGGGTCGTATATCTGTCAAGACAAACCCACTTGCTCGATATATCGTTCCATCGCCACACTGAGTACCGTCCGCAAATGAAATTACCCACTTTATTTGAGGTGCGTGTTTTTTTAGCAGTCTCATTGCTATTGCAATGCACCTGCTTTCGCTATTTTTCGGCAGATGATCGTCAAATGCCATCCGATTCAATTCTATAAACTCGTTCCATCCAGTGTCTCTTACAAGAGTTTGAACCTTGCGTTTGTCCATGCTTGGACCAAATGACATAACACCATGTAATTTTCCATCTAAAAACGCACCGAAATGTAGCTGGCTGTTTGGCACGACCTTCCCGCTGTAGTGATGCCGCTTTACGAAAGCGTTTGCACTTTTTGCATCAATAACGTGTAGCTTTATGTCTTTTGCTGAAACCACTTTTTGCATATTGTATAAATCGCATTCCCATTGCTGTTTTCGTTATCACTATCAGGCTCTACACCCATTTGCTTTATTGCACCCATCGCCTCCTTTATTAGTTCGGCTTGTGTATCGTGTAATGTAAATGTGATTTGCTGGTATTCTGGCTTGTCGCCGTCTGGCAGGTCAAATCCGTCCATTATTTCAGGATCGATATTTTCATAGCCAGTTAGTGGCGCAAGCTCGTCTAATTCCCCTAGTTCCTCTACTACCAACCCCATATCAACATCACTCTCCGCTAGTTTGTTATCAGCTAGGCGGTAGGCTTTTTCTTGTTGTTCAGTTAGTGGGGTAGTTTCTGCTTCACCCATGATGGTGTTTCCTTTGTCGTCTATCACCCAAGGTTCTTTTAAGTCTTGGTTCTGTTGGTAGGTTTCCCATCTACCATGTCCTGCTACAATGACTCCTTGCTGATTGACTAAAATTGGTTGTCGCCAGCCTACCTCACGTACTATTGCAGCGAGCTGGTCGATTTGTTTCTGTGGGTGCTTCTTGGCGTTATTCTGATAGGGTTTTATCTCCATCTTGTTCTTTAGTTACATCCTTCTTCTCTACCAACTTAGCACCTAGTACTGGAATAATCCCTTGTGCTGAGTAGTTTAGGAAGCATCCTAGTTGCATACTGTGCTTAGCTTCTAGTTCCTTAATGTCTTCCCAAAATGCTTTACGCTTTGCTTCTTCTTCTTTGTTTACTTGTGATACTCGCTTTTTACTCATGTTTGATTGCAATTATGTCGTCGATGTTAACTGCTGCGTACTTTGATTTACTACCGAGGATGATGCCCGATTCTGTCTTCGCTTCTTCTTCAGTCTCTCCTAGCTCTTTGTACTTGTGTCGGTCTGCCATGATGGTTGCACCCTGTAGCTTTTCTGTCTCTTTAGTAGTTGAGACTACTTTACCTTCTAGTACTTGGACTTTGAAGTTATCGTTAAAAGCTGCTTTTACAATGACGTATTTATTAAATGCTCTGTACATACCTGTTTATTATACCTTATCGTAAATAATAAGAGTACTGGTAGTCTTTACCGGCTTGTCTTTGCATTTAGAGCAGTAGAGGCCGGTGTGTTTTATTGGTTTACGACAAGAGAAACATTTACGATCTGTTTTCATGCACCCTCAACAGTATTTGCAACTGTATAGACTCCTTGTGTTTCAAAAAAATGGGGTGGATGTTCTTGTGAAGGATGTTCGTATGAAAGCATTTGTGCACATCACATGGTGTACTAAAGCAATGATTGAGCTTGTGCACCTAGAAACACCGGAGTGTAGAAATCTATTCGAGGGTAGTTGCTCGCCACTACTGGACGAGCGAGGAACTGCTGACGGGAAGTAGAGAATAATAATCTAACGCATTGAGATTATTGCCCAACCAGCTCTCTTTATTCTATCACACTTTCAATCGTGTATAATGCTGTAATGTTGACTATTGGAAAATCATACACCCGCCGCTCTCCTGATGGTGTGGTGTCAGAAGTAGAGATTAAAGACCAGAAAGCACTAGAGTACCAGCGTGACTTAGCAGATAATCATGGTTTTGTGTATGAGGCGAAGTTACGTATACACAAGCGGTTAGAGGAGTGTGAGAGTTGCTCTGCATAGGTGTGCATAACTGAGTTGCGTGATTTTGGGTGTGGTATAATGGAGGTATACGGTGAAATTGCGTTCATCGTCACATTATGATAAAAGTAAGCACTAATTTAATACCTCTATCTCTGAGCCGAGTCGGGTTTGCTTACACCCAACGCAATCTCGGTTCGGAGATAGGGGTTTTATTTATATGTCAACAAAAAGAAAGCCTATTGGAAAACGATTGCGTTTTTCGGTTTTCCATAGGGATGGTTTTACTTGCCAATATTGTGGAAGAACACCAGAACAAGACGATGTTGTGCTACATGTAGACCACATTATTTCAGTGAAGGATGGTGGAACAAATGACAAAGAAAATCTTATAACTTCATGTCGAGATTGCAATCTAGGTAAAAGTGCAAAAAGCGTATTGAAAAAAAACAAAGACACTAGAGATATTCAGGAGGAGCTTGAACAGACAAAAGAACGTCTTGAACAATTAAAGGAACTAACAAAGAGTAGGAAGAAAATTCAGGAAGTAAAAAAACAAATTTCAAGTATAGAACGAGAGGAAATACTTGATTCCTCTCACTATGACTATAGTGATAAAACTATAGCTATGTTGTTAGCTGTACGAAAAGAACTCAATAACGATAATGTTTTCTTTCAAGCACTTTCGATAACAGAAAATAAGTTTCTAAGAGATGAAGGAGTCAATACTTCAGTTCTGATAAACTATCTAAACGGGGTCATAAGAAACCTAAGTCTACCAAAAGAATACTCTGAAATATTGCGAGAATACAACAATCAGATCTTTAATTTGGATAGAATGCACAAGAAAACACGTGATTTTATTCTTCTTAATGCTGATTTAGGTCTCGAGTTTCACCAAGAAGTTATAAGAATAATATACAAATTCTGGTCTAGTAAACACGGGGAAAGATATAAACTAAGGGATGAAGTAATAGAAATGTTCAACATGGAACATTTCACTGTTTATAAAAGTGGTATCAATTTACAATTACTTGTTTGTGATACTATCGTAATGTGTTTAGAAGACTATGAGTAAAAATACGTTTTTCCACACAAGGTTTTGGCAAGATACATACATTTGTGACCTAGACCCAATCGAAAAGCTGCTGTTTATTTATGCTATTACAAGTCCTTACCTTGGCTTGACTGGCATCTATGAAGTCCCACTAAAGTACGTAGCTTTTGAGACAGGACTTGATAAGGATATGGTAGTAAAGATATTTAACAGATTTGAACAAGAGGGTAAGGTAATTTACAGAAACGGTTGGTTGTGTGTGGTTAAATATCCAAAATATCAGAAATTTTCTGGTGAAAAACTGTTGATAGCTGTTGAGAATGAAATAAGTAGAGTTCCTAAGGATATTTTAGACATTTTTATAGACTATGGATACCCTATCGATACCCTATCGATACCCTCCAGGGATAGGGAAAGGGAAAGGGATAAGGAAATGGATATAAAAAAGTCAAAATCTCAACCATCTAATTTGCCGGATTACTCTAATGACTTTTCTAATTTTTGGGACGCATACCCACGAAAAGTCGGAAAAGCAAATGCAGAGAAAGTATGGAAAAAATACCAACCCCCACTAGCTGAAGTGTTAGCTGCCATAGAAGCGCAGAAGCAATCTGACCAATGGAGTAGAGATGGTGGTAAATTTATTCCACACCCTACCACTTGGTTAAACGGAAAAAGATGGGAAGATGAAGTTGAAGTTATTGAGTCACTTAATCTTGATGCCTAGTATGTATAAATTAGTTTTTAAAGGAAGTGGAATTGATCCAATTTTCTTAGAGGATGAAAAAGGTAAGGTGATAATGGATGCGTACCTCAACAACAAGTCAATGCGCCTTATTGCAAACAATCAAGCATTTAACACAAGTGACATTAAAACCATCCACTTAGTTGAAAAAAGTCGTTCAGAAAAATATGCTCGCAACACAAGCTCAGAAGAACAGGAGTATGCTGAGTTTAGAAAAAAGATGCTGTCTCTACCAATCGAAAAAAGGGCAAACATCTTGCGAATCCCTAAACTTGTGTGGAGTTCAAACACAGATACAGAGATGACTGACGAAGTGAAGAAGAAAATTATAGAACGGCAACTTGCTTATTTTAAAGAAAATCCAAACTGTATCTACACTAACCCAACGGTATACAAAGACCTTATACCGCAAAAGAGAGAAGTCCCAGTACGAGATGGAGTCAAAAGCATAAACTCAATTATTGGCGCAAGTATGCTCCGTTTTATTGGAAACGCGATTGCGACTGATCTTCAATACGCACTTAAAAAGTGACCTGTTGATAACTCCCCTCCACACACAACTAAGGGTGTATAGTGAAGGTATAAGATAAATAAGTATGAAAGACCTACTAGAAGTTATAGAGGAAAGAAAGGAGGAGTTTGTGGAAAGTGGTGCAGACCTTGAGCATGACCGTTGGGGAAAATGGCAAGCCTACATGCACTCAAAGATGGTTGAACATTCAAATGGAAAAGGAGAATTTGTTTGTTTGCCAGTGGGTTTGTATAGGCGTTGGGAACGTCAAATTGCCACCACCTATAAAGACTTATCAGAGACAGAAAAAGAAAGCGACAGAGAGCAGGTGCGACCATACTTGCCACTTGTCGAATCCCACACCAAAGCAATCCTAACCAATGTGGTAGAGAGGTTAAGGTTAGAAAAGCGTGACCAAGACGCACCCAAAGAAGGCGACCCACACTTTACTGGTTGTGGCGGTTGTGGTGCAGACTATCCTGCTATCTGTGGTTGTAGAGAAGTAAACCACGCCCTACAAACCCAAATCGACTACTTAGAAGATATTTTAGAGAAGTTAGGCTAGTATGAAAAAGGAAATTAAAGAGTTTACACCTGAACAATTAAATTTGTTCGCAAACATTAAAAAACTCACACAAGAATATAGCTACGAGACGATTGAAGAAGTAATAAATTACATCAGTTCAAATACCTTTGATTTTAGTAATAAAAAATAGATGAAAACCTGCGCCAACTGTAAAAAGTCTCTCGCCACAATCTCTTGGAAGTACTGTGATAGAAAAGAGTGTCAGAGAGATAGGTTGAGACAGAGAGATAGGAGGATGAAACAGCTTGTGGATAAGTAGCTGGCACAAAGCTGGCAAAGGTGTATACTAAACATGTTACCAAGTAACGTATGAAACATATGCAAGAATACATCAATTCACTAGCCGTAGAACTCGCTACCGGCGAAAGAGAAGAAGCAGACCTAGAGGAATTAGAAACCAAGGCAAAAGATGAGGCTAATCTTTATCGAGAATAATATGCACATCTCAAAACCAATCATCCCTAAACCAATCATCGGCAAGCGCACCACTATCGGTCAAGCCTACGATGAGTTCCTACGCAACACAAAGCTACCAATAAACGAGTGGTGTAAAAAGCAAGATCGTATTAGAAAAAATAAAAAGTTTTAGTATGGACATCGACACAATAAACATCATAAACAAAGAAGACCGTGCTTATTGCAAGTGGTTACGAAAAGAAGAAAACAGAGTACTGAACATCAACAACTACGATCGAAAGAAGGCAGCTTGGAACGCACTACACCCTAAGACAAACTTGGCTATCTACAGTCTTACACCAGAGCAATTATCAGAGATTGAGTCAAATGTATATTAGTATGGAAAAAGAAACATTAGACATTCTAAACAAGGCACTTCCAGCATGGGCGATCAAAGATCATCCAACAAAGAAAGGGATGACCTCGATTCACCCGATGGCTGTAATCGACAGACTAAATGAAGCCTTTGGTGTTGGTGAGTGGAAGTTCCTCGCAAGAGAAATCGAAGTCACTAAAGAGGTGCAGAATACACGCAATGGAGATCGTGATGTATGGGTATCAGCCGTACATGGGACACTCACTGTCCCAAAGCATGATATTCATGTAGAACAATTTGGCGGCAACCTAAGTGACGATAAGGGTGACTCACTCAAGGGTGGGGCAACAGACGCTCTTACCAAGTGCGCTAGTTATTTGGGTGTAGGTGCAAGTATATACAAAGGTCAAGGAAACGTAGAACCACCTAAAGAATGGACCTTAGACAAAGCACTAGAGCACGTAACCAAAGCAAAAGACGAAAAGCATCTAGTACGATTATGGAATGATTTACCAGAGAATCTGAAGAATGATAATGAAGTAACCGCAAAATGTGCGGAGATTAAGAAGGAATTAAATAAATAAATATGTCAGAACAACAAACAGTTTTCGGTGAAGGTTTCATCTTAAAAGCACCACATGCTAATGCAAAAGACTTTGTAAAAGGAAGTCTCAGCATTAAGGTAGATGAAGCTATTAAGTTCCTACAAGAGCACAAGGATGATCGTGGGTGGGTGAATCTTGATCTATTAGAAGGTAAGAGTGGTAAGTGGTACACGAAAAAGAACACGTGGCAGCCGGAGAAGAAAGAGGAAGCTGCGGATGAAGTAACGCCACAAGATGTTCCTTGGTAGAGTTATGGAAAGCATTACTGAAAAAGTACGAGAAAAAATGAACAGCGACCACAAATATCCATGTGTGTGGGGTTGTGGGAACAGTGTGGTGGCTGTGGACATGCCGAAAGTTACTTGTTGTAAGGCTTGTTACGCGAAACTACGAAAAGAGAAGCCAGAGGTTGCAAAAAAACTTGAAACTTGGGATCAATTTTTAAGACGAGTTGAAAAATAGTATGAAAACATCTCAAAAACTCTGGATTAAAACCCAGCTAGAAGAAAAAGGGATGGTTAGTAGAAACCAATGTCTACGACGATACATCAGTCGCTTGGCTGCGAGAATTGCCGACTGTAGGGAAGAAGGTATGAACATCGTAGGAAAGAAGGTGAAGGGAGATTATGTGTATTATTTAGAGAAATGAAACTATGCGCCGCAGTTCTTTAAAATCAAAAAAACCACTAGCCCGTAAAACGCCGCTAAAATGAGACGAACGCCACTTAAAAGAATTGGTAAAACTGGCAAGGCAAACATAGAAGCTAACAAAAAGCTGTCCGAAAAACTACCAAAAGAATACTGCGAGATGAGACTGGAAGGATGTATGGGTAACTGGCCGCTGCAATACGCCCACCGACACAAACGGTCTTGGTATAAAGGAGATGTAGAGTTACTGTCAGATGTAAACCAAGTAATTGTTGCTTGCCAAGCGTGTCATGAGAGGACAGAGCATAATCGAGAATTAAACAAAGAAATGTTTGCTAAACTAAGGCCATGAAAACAATTACACTTCTAACCGAACCAATCTCACTGAACTTAATGTACAGAGGTCGCAGATTTAGCACCCCGAGGGGGAAAACTACAAAACGTGGTATGCAGGGAGAAATCCTCACACAAGCAAGCAATATTGGGCTTATAGAAGAGGATGTAGCCCTGAATGTCATGTTTTATTTTAAGGATGAACGAAAGCGCGACATTGACTCACATCTCAAGTGTTTACTCGATAGTATGACAGGGATTATTTACCGAGACGACAGCCAGATCACTGAGCTGCATGTGTTTAAAGAAGTAGATAAAAAAAACCCAAGAACCGTAGTGCAAATATTATAAGACCAGCCTAGCTACTTTGAGAGAGCATATAGGCTTTATCGAGAGAGTGTATGAGTGGAAAGCAAAAGAAAATTGGAGCTGTGATTGACGAAGTAGATTTGCAGACACAGCATTTAATGGAAGAGTTTAGTGACTATACTGGTGGGGTACGTGTTGTCTTTTTGTTACACAGAGGAAAGGAAGGAGGGAGCAATAACCACGAATACAAGAGGCGATCTTTACGTTTGATAACCCACAATGAAAAGGAATTAAAAGACGCAATCCGCAAATGCCTTACGTTACAAAAAACTACACACCAAGAATGTCGAGTGTACATGACAGTAAATCCACGTTCATTAAGGAACGGAGAGTACATTTTCAAAAAAACACAGCTAGAGACAGACTTTGGAGATGAAACTGGAAAGAGATATTTCTACGAAAGACTGGAGGATAAGTGGATAAGTGCGCTAGTACAAGGAAAACCACCAAAAGGATGCGCAAAGTTCATTCTTGATGTAGATGAGAGAGATAACTCAAAAGCACTTTCATTTTGCGGAGAAAATCACATAGAGATAGAAAAAGCATACGCAACAAAAAACGGGTGGCATCTAATTGTAAAACCGTTTGATGTATCAATTTGTCCCAGAGAGATTGCAGACGTACAAAAAGAAGGACTTATTTTACTTTCCTACTGAAAATGACATCACAAGAAATCTCACAACTAAAAGAGATCTACAACGGCAATCCTAAAGAGATCAAGTATCACTTGGGTGTGTTTATTGGTAAGGAGGAGAATAAGAACGGCACACGGACACTGAATCAGAACGCCGCAATTCACCTATGGCTGACACAAGTAGCAGAGGAGTTAGATCGCCACGGACACACCCTGCAGAATGTAGTCGGGAAGATACAGCGAGCAGAGATACGCCCGACTATGAGCAACTTGAAAGAGTCAGTGTGGAAACCGTACCAGTTAGCGGCAGTACAGAAAGAAAGCACAACACAACTCAATAAGCTAGAGGTAGATAAAATCTACGAGGGACTAAACAAATTCTTTGGAGAGAACTTTGAGATACACATACCTTTCCCTAGTAGAGGAGCTGAAAACGACACACTATCAGCACATGAATTACGAAAGAAGTTAGAGAAAGACGGGGTAATTTAACCTGTGGATAAGTAGCTGGCACTATGCTGGCACTATGGTAGCATATGTGTATGCCAGAAGGCACAACGTATGAAACTAAAACTAAAACAACACAAACAAAGCCGAGAAGTACAGAAGATTAACATTAACAACCGCGTCGCTCACACCAAACTCCGTCACATTCCTAGTTGGGGGTATATGATGCGAGTGGCAGCTAAGATTTAAGGTATGACATTAGAAACATTCAAGTCACTAAAACCAAGCTCCTTCGAGGAGTACATGACTTACATCTTTTTTGAAGTTGCACCAGAGGAAGTCGGAAACAAAGACACGGCTGATTACAACTTCGACAACTGGCTACAAGCACAAGACATTGACACCATTATGCGACACGCAGACGCATACGCAGGGCTGCTCGTCAGCTATAACGTACAAAAATAACCATGCAAAAAGTAACCATCCGAATGTCTGACAAAGACAAAAAGACACTAGACAAGTTGTGCAAGAAGCACAGACGTTATCAGAAAGATGTAATCGAGGCATTATTCAAGGTACACAAAGA